AATGCTATCCTTGACAAACTTGGAGAAAAGAGTATAAACTGGGAAGATCTTGGAATCAGTTATGATAACAAGACTAACAGAATAACCTATGAGGAGGTTATCAATGATACAAGACCTATACAAACAAAAAAGGTCCTTGGAGTTGAAGTGGGAACAGGAGCATCTATCTAATGGTAGATACACTCTTGAAATGGTCAGAATCGATGACAAAGTCAAAGAGGTCATCACAAAGATCAAGCTGGAAGAAGCAGTTATTGCCCACAAGCAGAATACGATTGAAGGTGCTGCTCCGCAAGTTTCTGTAGCTACTTAATAAAAAGCTACATCGTTGGAAAACATCATCCGCACTACACACTCTCTTGCACTCTACTAAAAACTGTTGTATAAAAATTACACTATACAATTTAAAATAAGTTAAATGTAGACGCGTATAGTCGACATCCCTAGGGACTACATTTAAAATATCTAGGAGGATATTAATATGGCAAATACAACTTTTACAGGTCCGGTACGATCTGAAAGCACACTTAAAACAGTAAGTAAAAACTCTAGCACTGGAGCAATTACTGAAGTAATTACTATGGGTGATGCACCAGTTGCATTAGGAGATGAAGACAAAACTCTTGATAACGCAACACACAGTGGAAGAACTCTTGTAGTTCCTGCACTTGCATCAAACAGAACAATTACATTACCAGCACCAGTTGCTGGTGCACACTTTAAATTTATTTATGGTGGCGCTGCGGAAGAAGCAGAAAATTTAATTATAATAACACCGGGAAACACTAATTTCTTTATTGGTGGAGTTATTCATTTAGATTCAAACGCTGATAACGTATCTGTTTATTCTGACGGAAACTCTAACTCAAAGTTAACTCTTACAGACTTTGGTTTATTTGAAATAAATATTTTGGCTAAAGATAGCACAAACTATTATATTTGGGGTCAAGCAGAAGGCGCAGACGTGCCTGCATTTGCAGATCAGTAATAAATAATTATGTGGGGCTTCGGCCCCACAGTTTCTTAATTAAGGAGGGAAACAAATGGCAGACACAGTAACAGGACCAACTATCCTACAACAAAATGACAAACGAGTTGTTATTAAAATAGTAAATCAATCAGACGGATCAGGTGGAACTACAGTTTTTGGAGATGTCTCTGAGTTAGACGCTAGAGAAGATGGAACTGCAGTAGCTCATCTAGGATTACTTAGAGTTTGGTATTCATGTCAAGGTGGTGATGGAGGAGACTCTTACGCTAGATTAGATGAAGAAGATTCTGATGGAGATATTCCTATCATCGGATTAACTGGTGCAGGATATTGGGACTTTAGAGAATTTGGTGGAATACCAGCAGATAAATCTAGTAACAGTAATCAAAGCGATGTTAATCTTGTTGTACCAGGCGCAGCTGATTCTGGTAACATGTATACGATTATAGCAGAGTTTCAGAAAATTTATTAAGGAGGGTAACTAATGGCCAATACAACTTCCGGCACAGTTACTTTCGATAAAACTTTTGCTGTAGATGATCTAATAGCAGAAGCATATGAGCGTATAGGTTCACAAGTAACTTCTGGATATCAATTAAAATCTGCAAGAAGATCTTTAAACATTCTTTTTCAAGAATGGGGTAATAGAGGTTTGCACTATTGGGAAGTAGGTGAAACTAATATTGATTTAATTGAAGGCCAAGCTGAATACACTTTTTATAGATCAAGTGCAGATGGAACAAGTTCTAGTACAAATGCAACATCTAATGTTTATGGAGTTGCAGATGTTTTAGAAGCAACGTTTAGACAAAACAGAACTTCAACATCACAATCAGATTCAGCAATGACAAAAATTGACAGATCAACTTATTCTAGTTTATCTGCAAAACTATCTAAGGGAACACCTTCTCAATATTTTGTTCAAAGATTAATTGATAAAACTACAGTTACAGTTTACCCAACACCAGACTCAACAGCTGCATCTAAAGATATGCATATTTATTATGTAAAGAGAATACAAGATGCAGATTCTACTTATACAGATGCAACAGATATACCATATAGATTTGTACCTTGTATGGTTTCAGGATTAGCTTTTTATTTAGCACAAAAATTTAATCCACAAGCAACACAACAATTAAAATTATATTATGAAGATGAACTAGCAAGAGCATTAGCTGAAGATGGTTCTTCATCAAGCACATTTATAACCCCTAAAACTTATTACCCAGGAACTTAATGGCACAAGCAACAGGAAAATACGCAAAAGCAATATCTGACAGATCAGGAATGGAGTTTCCATATAATGAAATGGTTAGAGAATGGAATGGTCATTTTGTTCATAAATCTGAGTTTGAAGAAAAACATCCACAACTGACTTTAAATTCTAGATCAGGAGATTCACAAGGTTTATTTGATGCAAGGCCTGATAGAACAGAAAACGAAGTCGCAAGAATCTTGAGTCCTGATCCTTTTGAAACGATTGCAGCATCATCAGGTATTATAAACGTATTTGAAAAATCTCATGGTAGATCAACTAGTGATACTGTTAGATTTAGAGGACCTATTCACACGTCATCTGATCCAGATGGATTTGAAAATCCAAAAAATTTTGATGGTGTTACAGGAGCTAATTTAGCAAAAGCTGCAGGATATTCAATTACAGTTGGCAAAAGAGATTCAAGTGGTAATATTACAAACACAACAGATTTCTATCACTTTACTGTAGACACAAACACTGCTACAACAGGTGGTATATCAGGAGGAGGCAATAGTTGTTCGGCTGGTCCAGCAACATTGACAGCATAATATGGCAGGATTAAGTGCATCGGGATTAAAAACACAGATAAAAAATTATACAGAAGTCAGCTCAACAGTGCTATCAGATAGTGTTTTAGAAAATATTATTTTAAATGCACAATATAGAATTTTTAGAGATGTTCCTATTGATGCAGATAGAAAAACATCTACAGGTAATTTTACATCTGGAACAGGCACTGTAACTGTGCCAGCAGGAGCTGTATTTATTAGAGCAGTGCAAGTTTATACTGCAACTGGATCTACTTATACGGGTGCTAATACTTATTTAGAAAAAAAAGATCTTACATTTTTAGAAGAATATATTTCAGCAACCACATCTACTGGAACACCAAAATATTATGCAATGTTAGACACAGGAGCAACTGGAGAAAGCTCATCAAACTCTGGATCTATTATTGTGTCACCAACTCCTAGTGCAACATTTGCATACAAAATACACTACAACGCAGCGCCAGCATTATTAGAAAATGATGATACTAATTATATTAGTATGAATTTTCCAAATGGTCTGCTATATTGTTGTTTAGCAGAAACTTATGGTTTCTTAAAAGGTCCAGCTGACATGCTGCAATTATATGAACAAAAATATCAACAAGAAGTACAAAAATTTGGAGGAGAACAAATAGGTAGAAGACGAAGAGATGACTATACAGATGGTACAGTCAGAATACCAGTCAACACACCTACACCTTAAGGATTAAATTATGGCATCAAGTTATTCAGATCTCGGTATAGAACTAATGGCAACCGGCGAAAATTCCGGTACATGGGGAACAAAAACAAATACCAACTTACAAATTATAGAAAAATCTATTGCTGGTTATGTAGAAAAATCTATTGCTGGAGGAGCGGCAACAACAGCTTTATCAATCACAGATGGTGATACAACTGAGTCAACATCTGTTGCAAGACACGCAGTTATAAAATTGACAGGAACTATTACAGGTAATCAAATTGTAACTGTTCCGGATTCAATTGAAAAAGTTTATATTATAGTAAACGGAACTTCAGGTGCGTACAGTGTTCAATTTAAAACTGCATCAGGAACAGGTGTAACTTTTGGTGCGTCTGATAAAGGAACAAAACTAGTTTTTTCTGACGGAACAAATATTGTAGACACGTCAACAGGTAATGTTGGAACTTATGATTTAAATGGTGAATCATTAATTTTAGATGCCGATGCAGATACAACAATCACAGCTGATACAGATGATCAAATAGATATTGCAATTGCTGGAGCAGATGATTTTAGATTTACAGCAAATACATTTACAGCGTTATCAGGTAGTAGTGTTGTCATACCTGATGGTGGTTTAACTTTAGGAAGCACGGCTGTAACATCAACAGCAGCAGAATTAAATTTATTAGATGGAGTTTCTGGATTAGTACAAGCAGACTTAACTAAACTTGCAGCAGTTGATTCAACAGCAGCAGAATTAAATATTGTTGATGGTGGAACTTCAGCTACGTCTACAACAGTTGCAGACGCTGACAGAGTTGTATTAAATGATAATGGCACAATGGTACAAGTTGCAGTTACAGATTTAGCTGCATACTTTGATGACGAAATTACAGCAATGCCAAACCTTACATCTGTTGGCACGCTTACAACTTTAACGGTTGATAACATAATTATTAACGGAACTAACATAGGTCATACATCTGATACAGATGCTTTAGCTATTGACTCAAGTGGTAATGTAACTGCTTCACAAAATTTAGTTGTAACTGGAGATCTTACAGTATCAGGTGATGATATCACCATGGGTACAAACACTGCGGGTAATTTATTAATTGCAGATGGTACAAACTTTAATTCAGTAGCAGTAGGTTCATTATCAGAAATATCTACAGTTGCTAATGATGATGTGTTTTTAGCAGTAGATACTTCAGGTGGTGGTCTTAAAAAAATTGCAAGATCAGCTGTTGTATCTGGACTTGCTTCATCTTCTGCAATATCAAATGTTGTAGAAGACACTACACCTCAATTAGGTGGTAATCTTGACATGAATGGTCAAGATATTGTTACTACATCAAATGCAGATTTAGAATTAGCACCAAATGGTACAGGTCATGTGACTGTTAAAGGTAATGATAATCCAGGTACAATCCAATTTAATTGTGAAAATAATTCACATGGACAACAGATTAAAGCTGCCGCACATTCAATAGGTAGTTCAGCTGTAGTAACTATTCCAGATATTACAGGAGACATGATTGTTGGTAAAATAGAAGGAACAAATTTTACAGACAGTTTACTAATTGGTCATTCAACAACTGGAACTTTATCATCAGCAGAAGATAATACAGGAGTTGGAATTGGTGCTTTAGATGCTTTAACTTCTGGAGATAGAAATACTGCTTTAGGTAATGATGCTGGAACTGCAGTTACTACTGCCAATAATAATACTTTACTTGGTTTTGTCCCT